ACTCCCAACTGTGGCAACGTAAGGTTATAGGCTATTACAGCCTGGCCGTTGCACCTTTGGGAGCCAAGCCTTGAGTGCAGAAATTATCCCGATTCAATCGTACGATACAAACCCAGCGCCGCCGGAAACCGAAACTGCGCTCGCGCCGATCCTCCATTTTGTTCATGTACAGAATCCGCTGATGCCCGCCACCTCGCGGCGTGCCAGCGCGTTTGCGTGGGAGAAATTCAAAACGGTTGCGGCGTATCTGGATGAGGCGTTTCCGCTGGGCCACGGGTTGATGGTTGTCTCACTCAATGGCCGCGTGCTCTCTGGCGTTGAGCGTGAGCACGTGCTCCCGCGGGCCGGTGATTGGCTTGTAGCCTCGCCGCGGGTGCTGGGCGGCTCTGTATGGCGCACGCTGGCAATGGTGGCGGTGATGGCGGCCTCTATCGCTCTCCCGGCGTTTCTGATTGCCGGTGTGGCAGCCTGGAGCTTTGCTGGATCAACCGCCGTGGCTATGATGCTGGGCGGCGCGGTGAGCATCGCGGGCAATCTGTTGATCAACACGTTCATGGGCCTCAACCCGGCCAGCAAGGCGCAATCGCCAAGCTGGGCCTTTAGCGGGCCAAAGACGCTGGCGCAGCCCGGCGTGGTGATCCCCAAAGGTTACGGCAAATTTGTGAGCGGCGGCAATGTGATTGGCTCGTTTGTAGATATCGAGGGATCGAACCAGTACATCAACGCGCTTGTCTGTTACGGGTTTGGCCCGGCCCGCTCCATTGCAAACCTGCAATTGAACGGTAAAAGCATAGACACGTATCGAGATGTGCAGGTTTATACCCGGCTTGGCTCTAACGATCAGACCGCAATCCCCGGCTTTAATCGCATTGTGAATGGATACCCGCAAGCGGTGCAGGTAACCTGCGCGGGCGGCCCGGTAGTGGTGCCCGGAACTGGCGATCTTACCCAGGCGTTGCAGGTGGATATTGAATTTTCCGCGGGTGTTTATTACGTCTCCGGCGCGGGCAACAATCTGCCTTGCAAGGTGGTATACAAGGTTGAATATGCGCCGCACGGCACAAGTGATTGGCAGGCCGTGCTGCAGCCGCGCACCACCCAGGACGTGATCATCTATCACACCGATGGCACCATTGATTGGGGCAGCACGCCCACCTGGGTGCTCTTGTGGGATGGCGCGCCCGCGCCCTCCGGCATCGTGCTCCAAGGGGATCACGGCTCACACACGCCCGGCGATGCGGGCAGCGTAACGCAAACCGTTACCCTCTACAATGCCGATGGCTCAAGCAGCACAAGCAGCCAAACCTTTACGGGCGAGTGGCAGCCCACCGATCCGACCATTAATCAGGTTGAGGTGCTCGATTGGTTTGATGGCTGGGTGCAGTACGTGAACGATACAACGATGGCCGTTTATAACCGCACCTCCATTTACGGCCTCGCGCCGGGCAAGTACGATGTGCGCGTGACGAAGTGGGGAAGCTATAACGCGGATAACACGATCCCGCAAGGCGATTATGACAGCCCGCGCCGCGGGCAAGAGGTGTGGATTCACTCAGTGAACGAAATCACCTATCAGGATTTGAACTATCCCAACATGATCCTCGTGGGTGTGCGCGCGCTGGCAACCAACCAACTCTCCGGCGCAAACATCAACATCACGGCGGAAATTGACTTTGGACTGCGCACGCTCGACAGCAACATTCTGCCCGCGGCACTGCAGGCTTTCGAGGAAAACAACCCGGCGTGCGTGGCCGCCGATATGATGCTCGATCCGCTTTATGGCGGCGGTGCCTATCCTGGCATCAAGCCAACCAACATTGAGCGGTTTATTGATGAGTGGGTGGCCTGGGCTGAGAATAATGAAACGCTCGTGCCCGATGGCAACGGAAATAGCATCCGGCTGCACGTGTTTAATGGCGTCTTTGACAATGAGAGCGACCTTTGGCAGCAAGCGCAAACAGTGGGCCGCATGAGCCGTGCCAGCATCATCCCGATGGGCCGGGATTACGGCGTTTTCGTCAACAAAGACGATGTGCCGGTGCAGATGTTTTCCGTGGGCAACATCAAGCAGGATTCTTTTGAGGAAACGTGGATGGCTCTGGATGATCGGGCCAATCAGGTTGAGGTTGAATTTGCAGACTCAACGCGCAGCTATCAGGTGGATAATCCGCTGGTGTACATGGATGCCGCCGATCAGGCCGCCGGAGCAATCGTCAAGAATGTGCGCGTGCGCGCCACAGGCGTCACCATACCAGCCCAGGCATGGCACTACGGGCATTTTCTGGGCGTGTGCAATAAGCTCTTGCTCCGCACCGGCAAGTTTGATTGCGATGTGGATGCGATTGCTTGCCGCCCCGGAAATCTTGTAATCCTGCAGCACGATGTTCCGCAGTGGGGATGGGGTGGGCGCACGATGCCCGGAGCCGCCGCGGGCCTCGTTACTGTGGATCGCAACGATCTGCCCTGGGATGGAAGCACGGCATACAACCTGATTGCTCTTTTCCCGTCTATCCAGCGGTATGCGGGCACGGTTTCAGCGGTGAGCACGTCCACAGATTCCACCGGCCTTACCATTGGCACGCTGCTCACGCTCTCCAGTTTCGACAATACCCACCGGGTTACGCGCGCAGTGGTGGCCGGGGTTGATTGCCCGATCCTGCAATCCATATCGGGCCAGGTGCTTGTAACACCGCCGCCGGGGTTCACTCCCACCACCGGCATGGCATACACGCTCTTTGATACCGATGTGCTGGAAACAGCCACGGTTTCCGGCGTTGCGGCGGGCGAGAACAATACCCAGGTGCTCACGCTGGGCACACCGTTCACCCAGGCCCCGGCGGATTTCAGTGTTTACTTCTACGGCCAGCCGGGCAGCCAAAAGGTTGTGCGGATCACAAACATCAAGCGCCTCAGTGAATTCCGCGCATCCATTGAGTGGATTGACAACGATCCCAACGCATACACCATTGGCACGCCCGTGGTGGGCGAAACCAGCGCGCAGAGCAAAACCAAGCCGGGCGTTACAAACCTCACCGCCATTGAAGTTTTCAAGATGCAAACCAGCGGAAACTATCTTGATATGATTTCGCTGGCATGGAAGAACGGCCAGGATACCGCAGGCGTGGGCATCTATGGCAGCTATCCCGGCCTGGCCGCACCCAAGATGCTGGCGCGGCTCACCGGCCAGCAAACCGGATGGCAGTATCAGGTTGCGCCCGATGTGGAGTGGACGTTTACGGTTGTGGGTTTTGATCAGAATGGCGAGTATGCCGCATGGGCCACCGCGCCAAGTGTGACCATCACCGCAGAGGGCATCACCACCAACTTGCTGCAGGATTCAAGTTTCCAGAGCGGCTTTGCTTATTGGAACCTCACACCGCGCGCCAGTGATTCGCTTGTGCCCACCTTCACCAACGATGGCGAGGCGGAGTACACGGTTGCGGGCACAGCGATCACCGCAACCCAGCCGCTCATCAATCAAGTGATCCCGGCATCCAAGTGGAGCGTGGGCACACCACTGATGCTCTCTGCCTACTTTGAAGCAACCGGCACGCCCACTGGAAACCTCGTGGCCGATCTATGCTTTTTCAACTCATTAGGCGATATCATCAGCACCGCCCGCGCTGTGGTTGCGCTGGCCGGTGCGGCGCAACTGTTGATCCGTGAGCACACCGCCCTTACCAACGTGCCCACAGGCACCACTGAGGTGCGCGTGCGCGTGCTTGTGGATGGCACTGTGAGTCTACCTATCGGCACGGTAATCAAGGTGCATCATCTGCTTTTAGAAGTTGCTGTAACCGGGCAGACTAACCCATCCGTGTGGGCCGATCTTGACGCATCGGGCAAGTTGCTTGATACGTTCCAAAGCGGCAACAGTTCCAGCCTGCGCACGCAAGGCTCATTGCTGCCAAGCTCCACCGGCGGCTTTCCGTTCACGAGCACAGATACCACCCTTGAGATTGATTACACCGGCGTCAAGGTTGATTGGCCCGATAGCGGCCAGACAGAGGTGGAGGATGGCGCGCTTACAATCTCCAGCCTCACCGCCTCCAATTTTTATTTTCTCTACCTCTATTTCGATATCATCAACGGCGGCGTGAAAGCGGTATATCCGGCGCTGGGCGTGGGATCGCCCGCCATCGCTACCATCGTGTACGATCCCGCGGCAGATGCGCTCTGCAAGTTGGATGGGCGCGTGCCGCTCACGCCTGGCGGCCTGCGCATCCCCACTGCGGCCTCCGGCGGCACTGGCGGCGGATCAGGCGGCATCGTGAGCGTGGTGGTTTCGCCTAACATTGTCACGCTGGGTGCCTCCGATGGCACACAGAGTTTCACAGCCACAGTATCCGGCGCGCCTTACCCCGATGTGGTGTGGAGCGTTTACGCTGGCGGCGGCACCATTGATAGCTCTGGAAACTTCACCGGCCCCGGCGGCGGCCTGGCGGGTGGGTGCACGGTAAAAGCCACGAGCGTGGCCGATGGCTCTTGTTACGGCACGGCGCATGTATCCTGGCCCACGGGCGGCGCATAAGATAGCGCGGAAACCGGCGGCGGTTGCACAGTGAAAGTATGAAACGCTTTTACTGTGCGACCCTTTTGCTCTTTGCCGCGATGCTGTTTTCTGTAAACGCAGCCGCACAAACCGTAACTTTCACCGCCTCCAATATCCGCGTGGGTGGTGTCAAGTTGGCATCGGGCACGCTGTGCGCGTTGCCGGTGGATAACAGCAACCACCCGCTGCCCGCATCGGCGCTGGGCGGATCGGCTCCGGGCGCGCTGCTTGCGAGCGCGGCTTGCACTACAGTGACCACCGGCGCATTGCCTGGCGGGTTTTTGTTGCCGGATACGGCGCTCACAACTCCGGCCCATGTTTGCCTGCGCATCACGGTTACCGATGCTAATCAGAATGGAAAAACTGTTTACAACTCACCATGCGCGCAACCGGCAAGCTCAGGCGCAAGCACATGGTGCAGCACATCGGGCGGTGTGACCACGTGCAACTTTGACAACTACACGCCCAACCTGGGCGCACAGGCCCTTGTAACCTCCGGGCCTCCGGGGCCAGCGGGCACGGCCAACTGGCGCGGAGCGTGGGCAGCCACCACCGCATATGCCAGGAATGATGGCTTTGTGCAGGGCGGCAACGGGTACATTGTGACCGCCGCGTATACCTCCGGCGGATCGTTCGGATCAACGGATACCACCAACACGGTTGCGGTTGCCACAGGGTGCCCGCTCGCGGGTTGCACTTACACTGGCGCGGTTTATCTCAACGGCGATCCTTCCACTTCCACGCAGGCGGCCACCAAGCAATATGTAGACGCGCACGTTGCTCCCAATCTGGGGATATGGCAACGCGCTGGCACAGTTATTCCAGCAGTCTCGCAGTGCGCTTATGCAACACAGGAACCAAGCCCGGAAGTGCGCACGGACCCTCAAATTCTTACGGGCAGGGCGTCTGTTTTAGCGATGTGGTTTACTTGTGGATGGCTTTCCCCGGTCATCGCCTATGCGGAGAGCGCAGATGGAATCACCTGGACGCCATATAGCAATTATGCGGCCGTTTTGCCTACCTCGTCCACAGGGTACGCGCACGGAAGAGTGCATAAGATCGGCTCCACTTTCTATGCGGCCTACGCAAATATAGACACTAGTGGCATTGCAACCGGGTGGGATTTTTACACGTCGTCGAACGGCATCACTTGGACGCTTGCAGCATCGCAAGCGATTACAGTGTCAGACTTGAGTTGGGGAACCTATATAAATGCGGGGAACATCGACTTCTGGCAGGAAGGCTCCACTTGGTATGCCATTGTGGAGGGGCAGGATAATCTTACCGGCGGAAATTGGCATGATGGATTGATGACGGCGACGAGTTTTACTGGGCCATACACGGCAGTCGCGGGGAATCCAATCTACTCCGTGACGGGCAAAACATACGGCAGTCCCAACGTCCACAAGATCGGGAGCACCTACTATAACTGGATACTGGGCACGACTGATGGCATGACTGGGAATTTGCCAACCGATCTGTTTATGTATCAGACTTCAAGCCTGTCAACGAATGTTTGGACCCGGAGCTTAACTGGAAATGTACTCAGCCGGTTAACGATTGATGAGGGCGCACAAAATAGCGCGGAGGGGCAATTGGGTGATCCTCGCGTGATCGAGTGGAACGGGAATAGTTATCTTTTATACGATGGTACCGATACCCAAAGTCCCACGAGCACCAACCCTGGCATCCACATTAAGATGGCATTCGCGCCTATGCCGCTTGCCACGGTAATAACTACACAGCAGGGCAACGGCGGCAACTTGGGGGTGGGCGGCGGCACGGGCAGCACGGTTATTGATATTGCCAACACAACCGGGTACGGATTTGTAGCACCCGGAGCGGTCACCGTTGCGTCCGATAACTTCACACGGGCAGATGGCGCTCTTGGGTCCAACTGGACGGTTGAAAGCGGCGCATCCACAACGGGCACGCTCAACATTTACAGTAACGCCGTAAAGCCAACCGCCAGCGGCGCGAGAGCTGTATCATACTGGGCGGGCGCGGGAACGTTCAGCGCAAATCAGTGGGCCTCGGCGCAGATTGTGACCGCTGGTGGCGCGGGTGCCACATCTCTCGGCAGTGCGGCGGTGAGAGCATCGTCGGGTGACAACTATTATGAATGTGAGATTAATTTAACCGCAACGTTGCCGGGGCTTGCCCTTCAGAAAGTGGTGGCGGGAGCCTTTACAGCCCTTAGTAGCACAACTTCCTATGCCATGCTCTCTGGGGATGTAATCGAGATAACGGCCAGTGGCTCTACGTTAGTGTGTCAAGACGTGACGGCGGGGGTCACTGTAACGGCTACAGACACAGCACTGACAACCGGGACACCGGGGTTGGGTGGGTATAACACATCCACCACGTCAACCACGTCTACCAACTGGAGCGGGGGGAACCTTGGCGCGGGTGCGCCGTCCCTTGGTTTTGGTACCGGAGCAAAAACGGGAACCTGCACAGCCCCGTCTATGTGGCTCCGTACTGATGGCTCAACGGGGTCATCAGGGTATGCGTGCATCGGCGGTAACTGGGCCGCGATTTTCTAAGCAACGTAGTTGATAGTGTTACGCCACACAACAGTGGCGCGGATCACACGATCCGCGCCACTGTTGTTTTATGAACCTATCCGCCACCGGCCTTGCACTACTCAAAGCATCGGAAGGATTCCGCAGCCACATGTATCTTGATGCGGTTGGGTTGCCCACCATCGGATACGGTCACAGGCTCTTGCATCCCGATCAATTCCCCAATGGGATCAGCGAGACCCAGGCCGCGCCGATCCTTGAGGCTGATGTGCACGAGGCGGAGCAAGCGGTTATGCGCCTCGTGAAAGTCAAGCTCACCCAAGGGCAGTTTGATGCCCTCGTTGATTTTGTTTTCAACCTGGGCGCGCACCGCCTAGCAGGCTCCACGCTGCTCTTGTATCTCAACGCGGGCCGGTACGATGCCGCGGCGCTGCAATTGCTCCGCTGGGATCACGCGGGCGCGGTGGAGTTGACTGGGCTCAAGGCGCGCCGCAAGGCAGAGCTTACTCTCTGGAGCGCTGCCTGATCCCGCGCGCAAAGGTTGCCCGCATTTCCCGATCCGGGCCAATGTAAAAACAAGAGGCACATCAATGACGGTAAACGCAAACATGATTGTGGCGGCAGTTTCCGCGGTGGGCGGATCATTCGCTTTCGCTGCCATTGCGCGCCATATACCGGATTGGCCGCT